ATGGGATGATCCGGACAACCGAGATCGAAACCATTGTCCCGAGCGATTACCAAATCACGGACATGTTTCCATTCCGGCGATCGATAGAACCGCTGATTCATCCAGCGTTCGGAACCGAATGTCGGTCTTCCGACGGATCCGTGACATTGCAGATAATGGAACCGATCGAGAAAATCCGAATACTGGATGAGCTCGTGATACGACCGAGTCATCGAGTCTAACGTTCCTTAACGAGCGTCGTTCGCCCGGAATAAAGATTAAGATGTGCCTGATAGCCATGCTGTTTTGCTTCAGAAACCAATTGCTTATACAAACGATCGCCTTGAGAAGCGAGATCCTCAAACTGCTTCGATTTTGTACGAAGCTTATTGATTTTCTTCATGCTTCTATTAAGAGCGGCTTGGCCTTTCGATCGAGAAGAACGGTATAATGAGTCCGCTTTTCTGGCGTAAGATTCAGATTTGCTGTAATTCTTATCGGATTTTGCTTCGACCTTGTTGATCCGCTTTTGAGCCTTACGAACACCCCACTTCATACCTTTGACGCCGAAGTGGTACAATTCGTCAACCATAATTGTCACCTCTCTAACGTTGTGTCGATAATGATTTTATTGCCGATAGCCTTAAGCGCTTCATTAGCCGGCGAAGCCCATGAATATCCAGCCCCATACCGACCCTTCAGATAATTCATATACGGAGCGCTATGCCCGATGGCGCTCTTCAGCGCTCCGACACTGGCTTTCGCAATGGCTCGGCCTTCTTTGGTTGATGCAATCGCCAGACCACCCATGGCCAAAGACGCAACTGAATTCTTTGCGGCCTTTTGGATCATCTCGGTCGTAGAAGCTCGAAAATGAGACTGACCTTTATTCATACGACGATTGATTCGCTCAACGCCTTTCTTGCCGTAACTGACTCGATCCATGCGACGCTGTCTGGAAGTATAATCGGTATTCGGCTTGTTAAGCTGCGCCTTACTGGGCTTGTCGCGTTTCTTACGTACGCCCCACTTCATGCCTTTAACGCCGAAGTGATAGAGCTCGTCACTATGATTCATTGAAGTTCTCCAATTCTCGGGAAGCATGTCCTCAGCGTCGAGCTGCTTGGCACGCTTCTTGATCCAACGTTTGACGTCGTCCTTGCTATTGCCACGACCATAGGCCTGAATGGCGTTACGAAGATCCTTGCGATTCCTGATCGGATAGCCTCCATCGGGCATGGCGAGACCACGCTTGGCCAGCATGGCCCGTTGCTTATCGGAAAAATCCACCATTTTGAATCTCCTATCAGTCGAAGAGGTCACGATTGTTCTTGTAAGAAACGAAAGCGTCCATCATGGCCGCAACGGCATCGATCTTATCCTCGCGCTTTGCCTTATACAGCTTCTTGTTGTTGTTCGTGTCCTCAAGCACGATGCAGTTGCCCATGGTGAACGACATGAGTTCCTCGTCGAACAACAGACGACGATCCTCGGCGAGCTTCTTCAACTCTCCCAAAGGAACGGATTCGGTCTTGGCACCCTGAATCACCTTCTCGATGCCGAACTCGCCGTAATCCATGGTGTATCGAGCCACGAAATCCTTGGCATTGTACGGATCGTAGCCAAGGCAACGGACATCGTACTCGGATTCCGTGATATGTTTGTCGAGATCGTCATAGACCTGTACCATGTCGAGCACGGTCCCGTCCATGACGAACAGCGATCCCTCCTTCAGGAACTCCTCGTACTTCTGACGTGCGGCCGACGGAAGGTGCTGCATGGTATAGGCCGAAATATAGTTCCTCGTCTTGACGCCGAACGTTTCATCTGCTAAAGGGAACAGGAACGTGAACGAACAGAAATCATCACCTTGGGACAGATCGGCGCCAAGGGCGCACGGCATGCCCCAGAAATCCTTCTTCCGATGCGGAAGCGTCTCCTCATAGGTGAAGAAGTACGTGTAGCCCTCCATTGGGATGCCGAATCGCTTGGCGAGAATATCATTACGTGTGGCCGGGGCCTTCTCGGCGCGTTCGACGTCGAGCTGGTAGGTCTCGTAGGTCACTGTCTTGCCAAGATTCGGATTGGCCTTGACCCACATGTCCGGATTGGCGACTTCCTTGGTATCATCAAGACGATAGTAGAAAATCGCGACATGGGGATTGACGTATTCTCCTTTGAGAATATCCATCAACTCCATCTTGATGGTATCACCTACCGAGTTTCGGACTGTTCCCTCGGACGAGGTGGCCACGATGAGATAGTCGTCCAGCTTCGAAGCACCCTGTTCGATGGCGCCGATCACATCCTCGCGAATATCGCCGGACAGCCATTCGTCAACGGTCGACACCTTGGGACGAAGGCCCTGGAGCTTGTCGATTGACATCGATCTGACCTCAAGAAGCGAACCTGTAAGGAAATTCTCCACACCCTTCTTGGTCGAAGCGAGCTTGGCCTGCGTCGATTTCGGTCCGTTACCGGGAAGCGAGCCTTCGGACAGGAACTTGATGAGCGGACCGGGGGATCGAATGATCGCAGTACGGAATGGCGCCATGGTTTCCTCGGCCTGCTTCATCGTCGGGGCCACCACAATCTGCGAGGTCGTCGACGTGTCCATGATGAGGAAATATGCCTGGACGAATTCGGCGAACATGGTCTTGGCGGCGCCTCGTGCGACGATCAAATATAGCTTGTTGATCAGACGCTTGCAGATCCTACGGTTCTCGTAATGACCGACGCCTCCATGGGGATTCGGAATATAGACCGATCGTTCGACAAAGTAGTACCAGCCAAATATCTGCTCGCCCCAGAGCTTGAAACTATCGAGAAGATGAACCTGAGATCCGTCAGTCAGAGTAAGCTCCTTCTCACAGAACTTTACCCATCCTTCGACCTTGTCGGCGTCATAGTAAATCCCGGGATTACGAATGAGATCGTCGATGCGGTTCATCTCCATCTCGATCTCATGACATACCGGGATCTCTCCGGCCATGACCATATCACGAAATTTACCGTAGTATTTCGGAACGGCTGTGTTTGACAGGGTCATGGTTCCTCCTTATCGACTTGTCGTCGGTCCCGATTGATGCTGATAATGAGATCCAAGTTCAGTAGATCCGTAAGCTCGATCAACATCGTCATGAAGGTCGAAGAAACACAGTTGACCGATCTTCATTCCTGGAAATATGCGGATCGGATGATTGTTGAGGTTTTTGATCTCCAACGTAATATCGCCATTAAATCCGGGATCGATGAAACCGGCGGTGACATGGGTGGCAAGACCAAGACGGCCAAGCGACGACTTGCCTTCAAAGCGCGCGGCGATGTTCTTCGGAATGACCACGCCCTCATTCGTCGATCCGAGGATGAATTCGTTCGGATCAAGCACATAACCGTCGTCATTCATGGAGAAACGAATATACTCCAGATCGCGAAGGGTGTGATCCATGGCGTTGATCTCGCCACGACCGAAATATCGCACGATGCTTTTTGAGAGCGTGACGTCATAGCTGCAAGGCTGGAGTAGATCCTTGTCGAAGGGAGTGATCATGTGTTTGGTTTCGCAAAGACCTCGAATTTCGGAATCGTTAAGCATGATCCTCCCCTCCTGTGTTTCCTGAATACGAACGGAATGCCTCCAAAGCATTGGCCATGAGCTCCTGGAGCTGACCAGATTTGTTCAGCGCATCCTTCTTGGCCTGAAGCATGGCCGTCTCGTACTTGATCTTCTCCTCTTCAAGCTTGTTTCGAGTCGAAGCGAGCTTGAGATAGTGCACGATGACTTGAGATGAAGCCGTCCCCTCGCGAAGTTGTTGCTCGGCAAGGTTGACGGCGAGCGAAATCATCTGATTCTCGCGTTCCTCCGGATTGGAAGCGGGCGAGAACTGAGGGGAAGACGATCCATCGAGCTTCTTACGTCGCCCCATGAAATATCGCCTCCAGTTCTGTAATGGTTTCGAAGAGTTCTGATTGGTTTTGGTTCCCCAAAAGAGAGCACCGAATGGTTGTCCCTAGAATCGAAAGGAGTTTCCTCCGGTTTCACAACCGCCATGAGCGAGGAATTTTGCTTCGGACCCAAGCGGCGCTCCCATTTGAAGCCCCAAAACACGTGGTCTGGGTAATCGACTTCTC